CGGGGAAAATATCAACCAGTAAACAATTTGAAAACTGGTTCAATTCAAATTTCTAAGAAAGAGGTAACGAAATGGCAGACATTAACAGAACTACCAATTCTATGGCGCTTCCGAGCGACCTGTCAAACGAAATCATTGCAAAGACTCAGGAAGAGTCCGCTATTATGCGCCTTGCGCGTCAGATCGCGCTCCCGGGCCGTGGTCTTACAATCCCGGTAATCACCGGAGACCCGACCGCAGCATGGGTAGCTGAGACCGCAGCAAAGCCGGTATCGAATGCAACTCCCGGAACCAAGCTGATGACCGCTTATAAGATTGCTGTCATCGAAACATTCTCCAAGGAGTTTGTTCGTGACGCAGTTGCTCTGTATGAGGAACTGGTCCGCAGACTGCCTGCAGCTCTGGCGGCTGTTTTCGACAGCACTGTGATCGGCGCGATCCAGGCACCCGGCAACAACTTTGACACCTTCGCGGCCTGCACTGCGCAGAGCATCCTGAACGCGAACAACGGCACCTATCTCGGCCTTGTGGCTGCTGATACCGACATTGCGACCCATGGCGGCGTTATGAACGGCCTCGCACTCGGCGCCCAGGCTCGCGGCCTCCTGCTTTCTGCAGTTGATGGTCAGAACCGTCCGCTGTTCATGGCATCTGCGAATGAGGGAGTCGTGGATCGTGTACTTGGCGTACCGACCTACTTCAACAAGTCCATTTATAAGGCTAACACTTCCTCCGCTGCCGCTATCGTCGGCGTGGCTGGCGACTGGAGCAAGGCTCTGTATGGCACTGTTGCCGGTGTGGAGATCTCCTTCTCCGATTCCGCGACTCTGACCAGCGGCAATACCACCATCAACCTGTGGCAGCAGAATATGGTCGCTGTTCGTGCAGAGATTGAGTGCGGCTTCCGCGCTGACGCTTCCTGCTTCAACCTGCTGACTGGTGCAGCCGCAACGGGAACCTGATCAGATGAGAGAGGGCTTTATTAACTCCATCACCGGGACGGTGATGATGGTCGATGAATCCCGCGTTGAAGAATATAAGGCGGCTGGCTTTAAGCTGGCCGCTGATTCTTTTACAAAGCCTGCCGAAGAAGGCAAGGGAAAGAAACCAGCAAGAGGTAAGAAAAAATGAGTGCATTTGCAACCGTGGAAGAAGTGATACAGCTGTCGGGAATGTCCTATACAGCCGAGGAACAGGAACGCATTGATGCGCTGCTCCCGATGGTGTCCGATGCGTTGCGTTTTGAAGCGCAGAAGGTTAGCAAAGACCTGGACTCCATGATCACGGACAGCGCGGTTTATGCAAACGTGGTCAAGCTGGTCACGGTGGATGTTGTGGTCCGCGTTATGCGTCAATCGTACAACGGTGATCCGATGTCCCAGGAATCGCAGAGCGGCCTTGGTTACTCCTGGAGCGGCACCTATGCCATTCCCGGAGGAGGTATTGCTGCCGCCATCATGCGGAACGACCTTAAACGGCTTGGGTTAAAGCGTCAGCGGTATGGATTGGAGGGATTTGATGCGGCTGCATGGAATTACGATTCAACTGCTGGTTAAAGAGCAGACCGGCGTAGACGGATTTAACCGACCAATCTACACAGAGACAGCTATTAACGTGGAAAACGTGCTTGTTGGCCAACCTGCTGCCACGGAAGCTCTCGAGGTATTGAACCTGACCGGAAAGAAGATCGTTTACTGGCTTGGGATCCCTAAAGGCGATACGCATGACTGGGAAAATGCCAGGATCATACTTCCGGCACCTTTTGCCGGGACATACAGATCTATTTCGTTCGCTCAGACCGGTATTCAGGATCTGATCCCGCTGAGCTGGGGCAAAAATATTGCGGTGGAACGATATGAGTAAGAGCATTGAAATTAAACTGAATTATGCTGGAATTGGGCAACTTTTAAAGAGTTCAGAAATGCAGTCGATTCTTGCAGCGCATGCGTCAAGGATCGCCGGGGATGGCAGTTCCGAGGTGTATGTATCAGGGACCAGAGCTGTCGGTGTTGCAAAATCTGATAAGCTGGACAATTCCATGCTGAGGGCAATAAAGTCATGATTGAAAAAGTGATTATTGATTACCTCAAAAATCAGCTGGCCGTGCCGGTGTACATGGAAGTGCCCGAGATCCCGGATGAACGATTTGTGGTGATTGAAAAGACCGGAAGTAGCCTTTCGAATCACATTTTCACTGCATTGATCGCTATCCAGTCTTGCGCGCCTTCTCTTTTTGAAGCAGCAGAGTTGAACGAAGCAGTGAAACAGGCCATGCTTGGCGCGGTAGAGTTAAACGATATTTGCCGGGTGGATCTGAATAGCGACTACAACTTTACGAACACCGCTCAAAAACAATATCGGTACCAGGCAGTGTTTGACATCACACATTATTGATTAAAGGAGATATGAAACATGGCAACAGTAAGTGAAGTTACAGCGGGAAAGCCGAAAATTGGCGGTGCAATCAGTGTTGCTCCGGTCGGGACAGCACTTCCGACAGATGCAGCTGCCACTCTGAACGAGGCTTTTCAAAACCTTGGATATTGCACCGAAGACGGCCTGACAAATGCGAACAGCCGCAATTCTACAGATATCAAGGCGTGGGGTGGGGACATCATCCTTTCAGTCCAGGATGAAAAGACCGATACATTCAGCTTTGCAATGGCACAATCCATGAACGTGAATGTGCTCAAGCAGTTCTACGGCGCAGAGAATGTGAGCGGATCCCTTTCTGCGGGTATCGTAGTCAATGTAAACAGTAAGGAGTTGCCGGAGCAGAGCTGGGTGATTGATATGATCCTGAGAGATGGAGCGCTGAAGCGCATCGTGATCCCGAACGGAAAGATCACAGCCACCGAAGATATTGCATATACCGACAGTGATGTCGTTGGTCTTGGAGTTACCGTTACGGCATACCCGGATGCAAACGGCAACACTCATTATGAGTACATCAAGGCATCTGCCTGACGATTGAGTGGAGAGGATAGAGTATGAAGGGAAAGACAAAGAGTGGATTCAAGTTTGAGATCAATGAGAACAAGCTGAGATCATGGGAGTTTGCAAACCTTGCCGGTCAGCTTTCGGATGAAAGCCAGGTAGGGATGGCAGCCCCGAGGTACATCAAGTTCGTGCTCGGAGACGAGCAGGCAGATAAGCTTGCAGTTCATACGACCCATGACGGCTTTTCAGACATCACCAGGATGATGGAGGAAGTCTCGGAGATCGTCACGATGGCGGGTGATCAGATAAAAAAATCCTCAGCCTCATCGGAATGATCGCGTCTGATGAGGACGCATTGATCTGCGACTTTGCCGAGACCTATCATATCTATGATTTCCGGCAGTTACCGTTAGAATATGCAGCAATACTTGCATACGGGCTTCGGGATGATTCCCGTATCAAGATGAAATTATCCGGGCAAGGGGTGTCAACGGCTTCGCTGATCAATGCAGCGGCAGTTGATGCCCTTAATCTTTTGGTCTGGTTTAAAACGAAAGACGCAAAGAAGAACAGGAACAGGCCGAAGTCACTGGTTGGATTGTTTACGCAGAAGGATAGCGATGATGTGGTGTCCTTCAAAACACCGGAGGAATTCGAACAGGCAAGACGGGCTATATTGAAACGAGGTTAAAACATGGCTACAGAACTTGCAAAAGCATATGTGCAGATAGTGCCATCAGCAAGAGGCATTAAAGGCGCACTTGAAGAGGAACTTGGCGGGGCTGCATCAGATGCCGGCAAAAGCAGCGGCGCGCTGATCGGATCGGAGCTTGTCAGCAAGCTTAAAGGCGTCATTGCGGCAGCAGGTATCGGAAAGTTCATCAAGGATTCCCTTTCCGCTGCAGGCGACATCCAGCAGTCCTATGGCGGCTTGGATACCATCTATGGTGAGGACGCAGCCGCAACGCTGAAAGACTACTCAAAGGCTGCCGCAGAGGCGGGCATTTCGGCAAATACTTATGCTGAGCAGGCTGTGTCATTCGGCGCGGCACTGAAATCCGCTTATGGCGGAGATACGGTGAAAGCAGCCGAAGCGGCAAACGCAGCAATCATGGCCATGGCAGATAACTCCGCGAAATTCGGTACGGATATCGGCTCGGTGCAGAACGCATTTCAGGGATTTGCAAAAGGGAACTACACCATGCTCGATAACCTGAAGCTTGGTTATGGTGGCACAAAGACCGAAATGGAAAGGCTGCTTGCCGATGCAGAGAAGCTGCCTCAAGCGATGGGCAGGAAGTTTGATCTCAGTAATCTGGGGGATGTCTATACTGCAATCGGTTTGGTTCAGGAAAGCCTCGGTGTAGCAGGCGTGGCAGCAGATGAAGCAAAAACTACATTCTCAGGGTCCTTTGGAGCTATGCAGGCAGCCGCAACGAACTTCATGGCATCCCTTTCTTTGGGCGAAGGCGTGGACGTGGCGTTGCAGAGCCTCTTAACATCCACAAGTACGTTCTTCTTTGGAAATGTGATCCCTCTGATTGGGAATTTGATTGCCAGTATCCCGCAGGTCATCACGACAGGGGTTCCGTTACTGATTCAGGCGGGACAGGATGCGTTTGCACAACTATCAAGTGTGCTTTCTGCGGATTCGCTTACTATGGGAATGGAAGCCGTTGTGAATATTATATCGGGCATTAGCGCTCAAATCCCAGAACTGATCGCAACGGGAATCGATATGATCACGTCACTTGTGAATGTGGTATTAGATGCTGCCCCGCAATTTAACGAACAGGGCATGAATGCGGTTTTGTCGATGATGAATGGCTTACTTCAAGGGTTACCATCCATCATTGAAGCCATTGGTAATCTTGCGGCAGCCTTGATAACAAAGCTTTTGGAAAACGCGCCCAAATTCATGGAGATGGGCGGGAATTTCGTTATTCAGGCGATTCAGGGCATTGTCAGCAACATCCCGCAGATTGTGCAGTCGATTGTCACGATGGTCACGCAGTTAATTACGACCATCGGGTCGAATTTGCCGCAGTTCCTTTCTAAGGGCCTTGAAATTGTCGCAAAGATTGCGGCGGGTCTGATTCAAGCGATTCCGCAAGTCGTAGCGGCAATCCCGCAGATCGTGAAATCTATTACAACCGGATTCACATCGATAAACTGGGCTGAACTTGGCATAAACATAATCAAAGGCATTGCAAGCGGATTGAAAAATGCAGGTGGAATCATTGTCGATGCCGCTAAAAACGCTGCGAAATCCGCCTTTGAAAGCGCCAAAAACTTCTTGGGCATACATTCACCGTCTGCACTTTTTCGTGATCAGATTGGCGCAATGATGGCTGAAGGTATGGCTGTCGGCTTTGAAGATAATGTTCCTACAAGCGAGATCGAACACGCCCTGCAGCCGATGACTAATGTTATTCCGGATGCCATTGGCGGTACACAGTACAGCTATGGCGGATTCGCCATTAATGTCTACGGCGCGCCCGGGCAGAATGTTCAGGAGCTTGCTGACATAGTTGCGAATCGGATCAATCAGGCAATCAATAGCAGACAGGCGGTGTTTGCATGAAAAACTTTTTCACCTTAGATGCCAAGTCCTCAGCCGATTTCAACACATATCTTGCTTCGTCGACCATGTTTAATGCACCGGAGCGGGATGTGGAGGCCATTGAGATCCCTGGGCGGAACGGCAATATAATCTATGACAATGGGCGCTTTAGGAATTTTGAAGCGTCCATTTATTGTTATATTCCGGTTGATATGCAGACCTATGTTCATGGTCTCAGAAACTGGCTGTTAAGCAAATCAGATTACTGCAGATATGAGGACAGTATGCATCCAGATGAATATCGGCAGGTCAGATATACCGGCGAGTTTGAGCTGGAAGAAAATGACCGGGTGGGTGCTGCTATCACATTGACTTTTGATTGCAAACCGCAGCGTTTCCTCAAGTCTGGCGAATCCTTCATTTCGGTATCATCCGGCGGGACCCTGTACAATCCGACAAGATTCACGGCTCTGCCCCTGATCCGGGCGAACGGCAACGGAAGCCTGTCCATTGGGGACACGACCATAACGATCAGCGGCAACTCCGGGGTCATTTATCTGGATTGCGATTTGCAAGACGCATATCTTGGTTCGACCAACAAGAACGGGTTCGTAACGCCTGACTTTCCGCATCTGGATCCTGGTGACAATCCGGTGACTATCTCCGGGCTGACGGATGTTGAGATCATGCCGAGGTGGTGGACGATATGACGGAAGTATGGAAACGCATCAAAGGCTACCATTATTCGGTAAGCAATACTGGGAAAGTCAGAAATGACGAAACCCAAAAAATCCTCAAACCGTTGCTCAGAAATAAGTATTTCACCGTGGTGTTGAGCGATGGGTGCGGGCTTCAAAAGCCTTTTAGGCTACATCGACTCGTTGCGGAGGCATTTGTAGAAAACCCTCAGAAAAAGCCACAAGTCAATCATAAAGATGAAAACAAAATAAATAATGTTGCGGAAAATCTGGAGTGGGTTACGGCAAAGGAAAATAGCAATTACGGAAATAGAAACCGCAAAATCAGTATTGCAAACAAAGCAAATGCGAAATATCGCTTTACGGCTGAAACACGGTTAAAAATGAGCATTTCCGCCAAAAAGCGGCGAGAACGGGAGGCGATGGCGAAGTGGTACCAGTAATATTCGATTCAAACGAAACGGCTTTCACCTCCAACGGCCTCGGCAGATTGGATGCCATCAGCTGCTCCGTGACGGAGGAACTGAACGGCCTGTATGAGCTGGAGCTTGAATATCCCATCAGCGGCCCGAGGTTCAAAGACCTTGTGGTCAGTAACATCATCCTTGCCCTGCCGTATGACGGCGCGGATCCTCAACCGTTCAGAATCTACAGAGTGAGCAAGGCCATGGGCGGCAGGGTGACGGTCTCAGCGCGGCATATCAGCTACCAGCTGAACTGGATCCCGGTGATGCCGTTCAATTATTCCAGTTTGTCGGATTGCCTGACCAAATTAAAAAGTCAGAGCGTTTATTCCAACCCGTTTCAATTTGTAACGGATAAGACCGTGACCACCGGCGGGGCGTTTACCGAACCGCTTCCCTGCCGGTCTATGCTCGGCGGTGTACAGGGGTCGGTCCTGCAAAGGTACGGCGGCGACTACGAATGGGATAAATGGACGGTGAACCTGTGGAAAAGAAGAGGATCCGATAAGGGAGTCCGCATTTCCTACGGCAAAAATCTGGTTGATGCGAACCAGGAAACCAATATTGAAAACACCTACACCGGCATTTGTCCGTATTACATCAACGATGACACGGACGAGGTCATCACATTGCCGGAAAAGTACATTCTGGCGAGTACGGCAGAAAACTTTCCTTTCCTCCGCATCCAGCCTGTTGACCTGTCGAGCGAATGGGACGAACCTCCAACGGTCGCCCAGCTTCGGACAAGGGCACAGAGGTACGTGACGGAAAACAATATTGGTCATCCGCACGTTAGCGTTGATGTGAATTTTGTCGCATTGTGGCAAACGGAAGAATTCAAGGATGTGGCTCCATTGGAGCGCGTCCAGCTTGGTGATACTGTGACCGTCCATTTTGACAAATTTGATCTGGACGAACAGGCCAGAGTGGTCTCATACGAATTTGATGTGATCAGGGAGCGGTATAATTCCATCACTATCGGAGATTTGCGGAGCAGCCTTGCAAAAACTTTTGTCGAGCAGGGTGCAGCCATCGAGGCCGCGGCTGACGAATTGAAATCCGACATATCCAAAAGCACCAGCTGGCTGACAAGAGGAAACGGCTTCGTTGTTGCCGTCAAAAACACGGACGGGTCTTGGAAGGAATTGCTTTTCCTCGATACTCCGAGCATCCAGACGGCGCGGAAAGTCCTCAGAATCAACGAAAACGGAATCGGCTTTTCCGATAACGGCGTGAACGGCACCTACGCTCAGGCGTGGACCCTTGACGGAACCTTAAGCCTCGGCGGCCTCAACAACGCCTACGGCAATCTGGTTCTGCTTAGTGCTTCCGGGCAAAAGACCCTGACCTTGGACAAGTCCGGCATGGCTCTGTATGACAAACAGGGGCGGCTGATTGCTGAATTCCATCAGGGTGGCACGTATTTCGACCATTACAACCGACAGGGGCAGTTTGATTCAGAGGCTTATCTGGACGGCAACGGCCTTTACGTTTCTTCGGAGAGCGGCTCGACAGACATTTCCCTTTCACCTGGCTATCTGGACATCACCAGCGAGGACGGAAGCACGGGGTCCTACAGGGGCGATGGTCTGGATGTCGCCGGAGTCAGCATCTACGAGAACCGGGTGGATGCCGGAACGGTTGCCGCGGGGACGCTGGAGGTCGACCAGATTCTGAGTAGCGGTGACGAAGGGCAATCCGTCCAGATGACGGTTGCGGGCACCATGCTGAACTTCAACAACGGCGTTCTGACCAGTTATGAAGAAGGCTCTGAGGAGCCTGAGATTGAGGGCGTGTCCGACACTATCTTCGTGGACGGCAACATTTTGACTTTTGAAAACGGCATTCTTGTGGAGGTCGATAGCGAATGACTACACAAACGATTAAATTAAACCTTATTCCGGGCGGCGTCCTTCCGGTCGTTTATGCATCGCAGTATGACAACCAGGTCAACGCTCTGGTTTTTCAGCTCTATGACGGCGCGACTCCGTACATCGTACCAACAGGCACGGCGGTCCTGATCAGCGGCACCAAGCCGGATAAAACGGGCTTTTCCTATGCTGCTGCCTCTGTCAGCGGTAATGTAGCCTACTGCAATGTTACGCAGCAGATGACGGCGGTCGCCGGAGATGTGCTTTGCGAGCTGAGGCTTCGGACGGCGACACAGATTATCGGGTCGTTGAACTTCATCCTGCGGGTGGAGCGGGGCGCGTTAACCGATGATTCCGTGCTTTCAGATACGGACATTCCGCTGATTGAACAGGCCGTGGACATAGCGGCAAATCTGGCCGACTATATCCAGACAGCAGAGGATTCGGCGGCAACGGCTGTCCAGATGGCGGCAACCGCAACTGATGCGGCAACCAGATCGGAGACCATCAACACCAATGTCGAGGGCATTTATGACCAACTGACGGATGCTACCACGGACGCAACTCAGGCGGCAGCTGCTGCCAATGCGGCGGCGGCATCTCTGTCCGGGCTGAGCGCGACGGCGAACACTCTGGAGGAGGGCGCAAGCGCTACGGCGGTCTACGATAGCACCACGAAGCGATTTACGTTTGGCATCCCCAGAGGGGCGACAGGCGCGTCCGGGGTAACGACTCCGTTGACCGGGTTTTTCACAATGTGGGTAGACACCAACGGCGATTTGTACGCGGCATCTGAAACGGATATGTCAGATTCGTTCAGCTACGATAGCGCCACGGGCAATCTTTATTATGTGACAGAGGATGGTAATTAATTATGGCAGTTGTACAGACTTTAATTGGCAACGTAAAAGGCCCGCAGGGCGATACTGGCGCGACCGGGCCGCAGGGCGCACAGGGCGAAGCGGCGACCATCAATGTGGGCACAGTTTCGACCACGGCTTATGGCAACCCGGCGCAAGTGGTCAATGTAGGCACGGAGTCGGATGCCGTGCTGAATTTCGTCATTCCGCAAGGCAAACCGGGCGAAAGAACGACCACAATGGGCAGCTTGACGCTCGACACCATCACCACGCAGACGGCAGTATATCCCGTCCCAGCGGTCGGAGACACAGGCGCAACTGTATTCGGTAAAATCGTTAAGTGGTTCTCGGACGCTCTGACCGCCATTACGGGCAAACTCGACAAGTCGAATGTGGTCAACAATCTGACCACCACGGCTGAGGGCTATGCCTTGGATGCGCGGCAGGGCAAAGCACTCAACGATAAGCTATTGTCTGTTAGATATGAGGCGTCGGACGTGACATGGACGGCAACTGTCAACACGCAGTATACATGGTTTTACAAGATTGGAAGGATAGTCATCTTCCAGATCTATGTAACAAGCACGATAAACTCTTCGAATACCGGCATTGGCACGCTTCCAGCCGAGCTTTATCCAAACGCAAACCAAGTGTGGTTTCCTACGTTAAGCAACGGCGGTGGTAATACCACAATCCGCGCAACTATTCAGCGTAACGGGGCTATAGGCTGTGTACCGGGTAGTAGTTCGTTATCTGGCGGTTTTATCTCCGGCGCATATGTCAGTTTGAGTTGAGGAGGGGCACATCATGGACGAATTAAGATTAATCAACGGGTACACTTTCCAGATTGAAGACGGAGCAAGTCTGGGACACATTGAACATATCGCAGAAACGGAAGCGGCGGCCTTAGAGGTCTGTAATCAGCTTACGGCCTATAACTGCTCCCACGTCGAGTTTCTGCACGAGGGCATGGTCACAGGCACCTATGACGACCTGATTATCACCTCCCTGCCTGTCCGCCTGATTCTGAAGGACGGCAGAATTTCTGTAACTTTCAGCCTCAGGGAGAAGTCCGATATGGAAGTCCGTGTCGAGGCCCTTGAAGAGGAAATGACCGAGGTGCAGGAAGCAATCGCCGAGGAGGTGGAGGCATGACACACGCACGGGCAAAGATTTGGGCACGGCTTATCTACAAAGGCCAGCGCACTATTGATGATGTGCCGGAAGCTGACCGGGCGGATGTAAGAGCCGCGTACAAGGAGTTATTCGGAGAGGATATCTAAAATGGATGCTCTGATCGAATTTGTGGCCGCCAACTGGGTGCAATGGCTTTTTGCTGCTGCCACGGCGGCCCTTGCATTTCTATATCGTAACATTTCCGCCCGGCTTGCCAACGAACAGCGGAAAAATGAGGCTATCGCCGCCGGTGTTCAGAGTCTCCTGCGTGAGTCGATTGTGGGTAACTACAACAAATATTCCGAAAAGGGTTTCTGTCCGATTTATGCGAAGGAAAGCATAAAGAAAGTATATGCGAGTTATCACGGCCTTGGCGGCAATGATGTAGCAACTGAACTGTATAACAAAATCCTGCGGATGCGTGAGGTAATTCAGAATGATGACCAATAAGACATATGACACGTTGAAACTTATCGCCCTGCTGGTGCTGCCGATTGGAACCTTTGTCAGCACATTTTTCGACATCTGGGGCATCCAGTACGGTCAGCAGATTCAACAGACCTTCATTGCCCTTGATGTCCTTTGCGGCGCGGTAGTGACCATCGCCAAGCAGATTTATGATTCGAGGCAGAGCCATGGCTGATATCAATGATCTGGTTGCAAAGGCCAAGGACGAGCTTGGCTATCTGGAAAAATCCCGGGCCAACTATGATTTATACGGAGCGAACTGCCTATACCACAAGACCAAATACGCCGGAGCGGACAACTATACCAAATACGCTTACGAGCTGAGGGCCGCCGGCCTCGGTCATCCGAATGGTCAACCTTGGTGCCAATCGTTTGTAAACTGGCTTTTCTACAAGACATTCGGGGCAGACCTGGCTAACCAGCTGCTTTGCGGCAAACTCTCTTCAGCCTCCACCATGGAAGTCAAGGATGCTTTTGTCCGGTCAGGCCGTCAGGTCGCAAGCGTGGAGCCGGGGGATATCGCATTTCGTGCCCGGTCTGGCGGCGGTCATGTCGGTCTGGTTATCGGCTATACGAATGGCAAAGCCGCCACCATCGAAGGTAACAGCTCCAGCACAGATATAACCTCATGGAATGGCGGGGCCGTTGTCAAGCACACCGGCGCACCATGGACATGGTATGTCCGCCCGGATTGGTCTCTGATCCGACCCAAGGAAGAAGTCTGGAAATGGATTCAGAGCGGCGGCAAATGGTATTACCAGAACCAAGACGGCAAGAACCTCCACGGCTGGGCAAAAATCAAAGAGTCCGCCGGGGACTACTTTCATTGGTACTGGTTCGACAAAACCGGGGCCGCTGCTACAGGCGGCACCCAGGTCGATGGAAAATGGTACTTTTTCATGCCGGAGGGAGAAATGGAAGGTGCCGAGTGTGTCACAAATTCGACCGGGGAATTAGTAGTCTGGTCGATGACGGAATAAATCTTTTGTTAAAAAGCGGTGCCACCTCCTGCCGTTTAACTGTTTTTCTTTTTCATACGCATCGCTTTTATGCCCTGGCTTCGTGCCGGGGCTTTTTTTGTTGCTTCAATTTTTGCTTCAATTTTGCTTCACTTTTTCGGTTTTTTGGTGCTTTTTTCGGTCTTGCGGTGCCGAATCAAGACAAAACAAAACCCACGGAAAGCCCTTATATAGCCACATTTTGGCTTACTTCCGTGGGTAAAAAAAATAATGGAGTTAACGAGACTTGAACCCTACAACAAGCACGGTATACAAGGCTCAGAGCTGATTTTGCTTCAATTTCTTGCTTCAAATTGAGAAAAGTAAGCGTTGATTTTGTCGGTTTCGGCCCTCTCTTTGTCCGCCAAAGTGTTCTGATAAATCTGCCGGAGGACCGGGCTGTTTCTGCTCCAGCCGCCCCGGTTTTCAATCGTCCGCTGGGAGATGCCTCCCATATACATCATGATGCTTGCGCCGTAATGCCGAAGGTCGTGGAAACGGAAGTGCGGCAGTTTGGCAAACCTCAAGGCTCGTTCAAACCGCCGGGCCAGAGCATCCGGGTTGCAATTGATAACATAGGGGCCGTCCGTGTTAGAGACTTCCCTGATGACAAAGTCAGGGTAAATGATCGTGCGGGTACTGTCGGCGGTTTTGGTGGTCTTGATGACCCAACTGCCGTCAGGATCCTTGACCATGGCCTTGTCAATGGTGACCGCATTGCCTCGGATGTCTTCCGGCCTGATCGCACAGGTCTCCGACCGCCGGAGCGGACCAAAGGCCGTCAGCAATATGGCCCGGTAAAGTGTCGGATCCGATTGACCACGGGTGTAGGCCAGGAGCGTCTGGATCTCATCGTCTGTCGGAGTGTGTCCGACAAACCGCCTTTGCTGAGGGATGGCGATATCGTCCCAGTTGAACCGGACAAGGCCCTTTGTTGCGCTTTTGAACAGGGCTAAATGGTCTTTGACGGTCTTAGGGGATAAACCCTTGACCACGCCACCATTGACCCATTTCTGTGCATCTGAGAGCGTAAGACGCGACACTTCAAGATCGCCCAGCTCCGTGCCCTCAAATCTGGAGGAAACAATGCCCCGGTAAGATCTGACCGTGGTAGGAGACAAAACCGGGGCTTTTCCGTCTATGTATGCGTTTAAGGCTGCTATCACGGTCATGGGTACATGGCTGCCGCCGTTCAGATATTCATCTTCCCATTCCTCCGCCAGCCTCCGGGCCGCTGCCTTGGTAGGAGCGGAGAAGGTTTTGCAACGGCGTTTCCCGCTTTCGTCATAGTAGTTGTATTTAAATGTCGCATTCTTTTTTTTCATGCGCTGCTGCCTCTATCGCCTGTATGTCGGATTTGGCAAAGTCTCCGTTAAGGATATGGTCGAGTTCGTGCTTGTAAGCCTCAAGTCTGCGCTCCGGGCAATCATTCGGATCCAGAAGAATGGTATAACTTCCGTCCTCATTCGGCACCACCATCCCGTGGAACCCCGCCGGGGCGTTCTCCAGATAATGAACATTGATTACTTCATTCACTTTTGCTTCACCTCCCTCGCTGAGAAGGATAGCAAAAATGGTGTCCGATAAAATTCCCTCATTCGCCCCGCTCTTTCCGCTTCAAGGCAAGGGCCATCTGGTAGACGGTTTGGAGGTCTTCGGGAGACATGTCTTTCTGGACATCGAACAAAGCAGATAGCTCGGAGCTGTCCTTGATTTTCTGGGCAATTTCTGCCGTTTCCAAATCGACATAGTAACCGACCCTGGCCCGGTCTTCCATCAGATCTGACCGGGAACAGTTGAACAGGTCACACATAGCATCTACCTTGTCCATCCTCGGAGCCTTAAGGCCCTGCACCCAGTTGGAGACGGATGTGGTGGACACTCCGAGCCGCTTTGCCAAGTCGGCCTGTGACATATCGTATTGGTCAAGGTAATATTTGAGGTTCTTAGAAAAAACGATTAAGAATTCTGCTCCTGACATGGCTCTTACCTCCTGCGAATTAATGATACACTAAAAGTGTTAAAAATTCAATCAGATTTCAGAAATATGCAACTTGCGGTTGACATTAACTTTAAGTTGATGTAAACTATATGAGAAGTTAAGAGAAACGGAGGTGATACAAGAACATGACAGAACTTCAGATCAGTTTGGCTGCGGCCCGCGTGAATGCCAAAATGACCCAGCAGGCGGCGGCGGATGCCATCGGGGTCGATAAGACCACCATTATAAGCTGGGAAAAGGGGCGGACGGCACCCAATGCCGTATTACTGCACAAGCTATTGGATATCTACCAGATTCCGATAGGCAATATTTTTTTGCCCTATAAATCAACTTAAAGTTTACAAGGAGGTGTACGAATGGAGCTTATGAGCATTCCTTCAGCCGAGCAGGAGACCACCATCAGCCTGAGCCGAACGGAAACAGAGGCATTCATCTGGACGAATGACAGATTGATGATGGCGAAGCTTGACAAGCTTTGCAAGGCAGCCCCGGAGACTTACAAGTGCGTTGATGTTGGATACAACCGGGACAAGGAAGTGATGGACAAGCGGTATGTGATTGCGGACAAGTCTCTTTTGTCTTTCCGTCCGAAAAAGCCGAAATATACCGAAGAGCAGAAACAGGCGCTTGCAGAACGCGTAAAAGCCTATAGATTTTCCAGTACGCGCCAGAGTTCTGGCGGCTGACAGAATTCAAATGATTCAGACAGGTGTTTATATGCCTAAAGGGGTCAGCCCCCAAAAAACCGCACTACAGACAGGAATAAGAGACAAGGAGAACCATGAAAAAAATCATCTACATCTGCGACCGGTGCAAGAAGGAGGTCGCCGAGCCCATCACCGAAGTATGCGGCTATGAGTTGTGTGACAAATGCGCCGCCAAGGCCACCGAGCTGGTCGCCAAGTTTGTGACGATGGGAATGCCGAAGCCTGAGATACGCCCGAAAAATTGGGATATCGGCAAGGCCCAGGCTCTGAGGGATGCCGGGTGGACCATTGAGAAGATAGCCGAAGAAGTTGGCGTGAGCGCACCGACCATCATCCATAACACCACCCCGGCAAAGCCCCGGAAGGCCCGCCCGCACGAATGGGCCGAGAGTGAGCCGGTTCTGGATTCCAATGCCAGATTAATGAAGTCGGACAAGTTAGAGGAGGACGCAAATGAAACAGACACTTAACACCATCATCAACGGATTCGG